CCCGCAGAAACGTCAAATTGCGATCCACCACCGGCAGTCATAAGTCCTTGTAAGTTAGCACCCGTTCCCGCACCAAACAATATTTGCTGATCTTCAACATTCATAACTTTAGCGGGAATCCTTGTAGAAATATATCCACTTAAAGCGGGTACATCGTTAAACATTTCCTTAGTCATGGTTAATTGAGAACCAATGCTTCTGATAGGAGCATCAACGGGATCAAGTTTGAATTCAGATTCTCCGTACGCAGATGCTTCTACTCTAGCAGCAGCACCGTTGGTGTAAGAAGTTTCTTGAATATACCTTACGGTATTAGAATCAGTTGATATTGAAGTTAGCAAATCTCTTGCTCTAGTTGTCCTTGTAGGATCAAAGTAAAATCCATTTAGTCTATCAGCCGGTACAGTATCTCCCGATGCGTTAGCAGCAGTTGTCATAATAGCTTTTAAACTTAATGTAGCCTTAGATGATTGTCCGTTGATAAATGCTTTAAAACTAGCACTTTCACTTAAAGCATCTTTTAAACTAGCATTGAAATTTTTTGGAGGTGCGCTATCTAATGATTTTTGCTTATCCAATTCTAAAGAATCAATTCTTGAGTTTAAATCCTCAACAATTTTTCCATGCTTTAAAATATCTTCGTTTACTTCACCTTTAAGTTGGTTCTTGTAATCAGAACCCATGTTTTTCTCTACTGATTGCTCAATTTTTGCATCAATAGTGCCTTCTAATCCCTCCTTGAGAGATACGAGACGTTCGTTTAAATCTTCCATTTATAATCTTAATAAAAAGTTATCTAATTCGTTTGCTATCTTTTTGCTTTCGACTGATTCCTTTTCTAGTTCAGATTTCTGAGACTCATTAAGTATAAGTGAAGATTTTTCTTTTAGCATTCGTAATTCAAATTCTAATAGATGAGGATTATCAAGTTTCCTTGACATTTTGATTAATTTATCAAACTCATCCATTAAATTGTCAACAGATTTTGTCCCTTTGTACTCTGTAACTTTAGCCAATGGGTTTGCAGCTAGGGTAACTAAAGAAAACTCAAATAATTTTATTTCTTTAATATAGTTGACTTCCCTCTGCAAATCTTCTTTGATTGGAATAAATCCAACCGAGAACTCTTTTAATATTCCTTCAGACACCATTGTCTTAACATCTTTGCCCAAAGAACTATCTGATATTTTTGCTTCAATAAATAAACCTTTCTCATCTTCTTTCATAGACAACGGTTTACCTATTGGTTGATTCATGTTGTGTTGGTAGAGAAACGCTATTCTTTCAGAATTTTCTTGAAGTGTTTTGGCGTAAGCACCTTTAGTGATGATATCACCATCTGAATCCTTATTGTTAAACATTGATGCATATCCTTTGATGATTCCTTTCTCATCATCCATGTCATCAAAATAATTTCCTTTAAACCTTAACATATTTATTAATTTATGCCAAAGTTAATAAAAAAAAAGAGCATTCATTTCTGAACGCTCCTAACACAAATTTTAAACACTTATTAACTACTAATGTAATTGTTGTCACCACAAAAACAATTACAATACAAACTTAAACAACATATCCTAAATAACAACGACAATTTACAATTTCTTTTGCCGGTGCTGAAATATCTCTAGGATGCAACATTAAACTTCCGTTTACTTCAAACCTATCTTTTATTGGAATTGAATTACTTCTTACATAAAAGTTTGTAGCTTGAAAATGGCTATCTCTTATTCTATCATCTAATATACCTACCCAATACTTTGACACCGGCTTTTGCTTTGCTATTCTTAGCATTGCTTGTAATTCTACAGATGATTGCGCTATGCCTAATTCTGTTGCAGCTATAACTTTTGCCCTAAGTTTATTATTGTGTTTTTTTATTTTATCTACAACATCATCAATATTATTGTTGTCATTTATAATTGTTTCGATAATACTCCTTGTCCTATTCTTAAATAAATTTTGATCTTTAAATCTATTTAAAAATATAGAAATTGCTACAGATGCAATAAACGGATTTGGTGTACCTCCGTACTTTCTACTATACCTATCATCAATATACTCTCCGGAATCAATATACCCTTGTCTTAAAGTATTTTTCATTCCTTCTGTATTATTAACTAAATCCCATGTAGCATCTATGCCGTTGAGGGCAATGTATAAGGCTATGCCATTAAAAACAAAATCTAAATCATTTTCTATTTTTAACGTGTACTCATCAATGTAGCCTTGCATTGTTCTTTCTGTATTTAGAAGAAAAGGTATATCACCTAATCCCTCTTTTAAATACATACTTCTACGTTGTCTGAAGTTTTTATTTAACGTAGCAAAATCAGTTTCGTGATTGCATCTTTTTACAAATGAATCGTAATCCTCATAGAAGTTTGGGTAACACACTATTTTTTGGTGTAGTCAGATGTATCATTAAGTAATTGCTGACTAGTTCCTCCGCTTTCTTTTGGTGTAACACCATCAGATATTGGAATATAATTAGCTAACATATGTATTTCATCCATCTCCTTTTGATCTATAGGCTCGTACTTCATTGCTTGTCTTTTCTCATTTGGAGTAAGCCACCAAGCTAAAGATAATTGCCTAACAACCTTTTCCATGTCCTCTTGCAATTCCGGAACACTTAGAAAATCAAAATCAATATAGTATTGATTACCATACGTTGGTGTCAACCATCTGTTTAACTCATCTCTTATTGCAATTAGCTTTGGAAATACTGCTTGTAAATAAAGGTATTTTTTTGCTTCCCGATAGTTATTGAAAGTCGATGCTTGAGTGTCATTAAGAAGAATTGATGGGGTTTTATATACAGATGCTAAATCTTTGATTGATAAATTATATTGTTCTATCAATGCTAAATCAGCAGCCGGTAATCCCATTTCTAACCATTTAAAATCATGATTTGTTACCATAATTTCTCCGGCATTATTTACTCCACTATACATGCTTTTATATTTGTCCCGCAAAGCACTTGCATGTTCTGCCGTAAGCATATTGTCTTGTGAGGTTAGTATTCCTCTAGCACCTTGATTTGTTAAAAACTTGCTACCCGTAGTAATAGCGTCATTATTCATTTCTAAGTTTCTATACGCTGCTTGTAAAGGCGATTGTCCGTATAAATGCGTTCCCACTCTAGAATAATCGGGATTAAAATTTTTTATATGCGCTACTTGATTTGAGGGAATAGATTTATTGTAACTCAACCAATTTAACGTATACCCTTTTATTGGTTCTAATATATCACCTCCAACTATCTCTACTAATTGTGATGGTAACACATGCATTTCTTTTATTCTACCTTGTTGTCTTCCACTTTCGGGTGATAGTCCCCAAATAAATCCATCTCCGGTTAAGCATTCAAATGCAATTAAGTCTGTTATAAATTCTGCTTGTCCTTGTTTTGGATTAGGATTTTCTAAAAATTTAGCTAAATCAGAATTGTCTGCCGGTTTGTATGCTCTCTTTTTTGCTCTTTCCGCCTTAAACATAGCATTGTCATTCATAGCACCTTTTATCAAAGTCTGATATTCTTTTGCGTATGTTTCATCTACTTTTTCGTAGACACACATTTTAATGTTTGATGCAGATTTAGAGATTAAATCAACTATAGAGTAAACAGTAGCATTCTTTTGAAATCCTTCTTTTATAAAAGTTTCCTTGTTAGGCTCTTGCTTAATAAACGGACTTACCCCGAACTTCCCAAAAATTAATTCATTGTATCTAGGATCAGTACTTTTTTGTTTCTTCTTACCGAAGTTGAAAATTCCCATAAATATTTTTATACAAAAATAGCATAAATAAAAAAAAGTATTTTATATAACAAAAAATTTGTTACCAACAAAGAAATGTGAGTAGTAACCCATCCTTAAAGCATCTAAAAGGTGATTATTTTTATCCTCCGGAAAACTTTCATATGCATTATCATCATCGGGATCAAATCCACGCTTTAATTTCCAAGAATATGCCATGTATTCTTTGTGTAAATTTTTAGAATCTTTATTATAAAAAACACTTGCTCTTTTTAAAAAGTTAATTCCCTCAATAATACTACCCGAACCTTTACGTCCTTGTACGGCATTAAATCCACTACGTTTTAATTGCTCTATAGTTTGTTTTTGGTTGTGATCACAATAAACCGGCTCACCCATGTAATGAGCATTTCGTAATGTCATTATTATTTCCTCATCCATCATTTTAGTTGAATAAGCCAATTCTTTCACATATATACTTTCATTTGCGCTTACAACTTTTATTATTGCCGTTGGATCGGGAAAGAAACCAAAATCTACTGAATAAAATACTCCACCTTCGGGCAATTCATTAATCTCTTCCCATCCTTTATATATTCTACCTTTGTTTGTACTTGCCCTAAGTCCTAAACCATACACCCTATATGCTTCCGGATCAGTACGTTGTAACATCTCAATCTCTTTCTTTTGTATTGCACTAAGAAAATTATTGTCTTTGTATGTACTTACAAAAACTGCAACATCCTCTGCTCTGTTATCTTCAAGATCATAAATCCATGATTCTGTCATACTAGGATTATAGCAAAAAAACACTTGTGTCGTTGTTCTGTAGTTTAGCTGCCGGTACTCTTCTTTACTTAACTCTTGACATTCTATGATATACAAAATGTCTCTCTTCATTGATCTTAGCCTATCCGGCTGATCTCCCGTTGCTAGAAACTTAAACGTATGCCCGTTTAATTTATATTTTAAATCTGTTTTGTTGTGATTTGTCTCATCATAATAACCCCAAGCGTTTAATATTTCAAAGAAATCACTATATCCGGAATCTTTTAAACTAGGAAGAAACTTTCTTACAATTGTAAAGTTTAATCCTTCTTTTGGATCAGTATTTAAAGCCTTATAAATTAAATACTGTAAAATAGCGTAGGTTTTACCCGAACGTGTTCCTCCGTTGTGAATTACAAATCTCTTATCAGAACTATTTAAGCATTGATAAAATTGTTTATTCGCTTTGATCTGCATCTACTATCTCTGCCTCTTCTATTTGAAAATTATCTGCCGGTACAATCTGTATCAACTCTTTTTTCTGAGTTACCTCCACTTGTCTCTTCTCAACCCATCCCGCTTGGGTTTTGAGAAAGAATATTTGGCTTAACGTGTCATCCTTTTCAATTGCCTTTCTAATTAAACTGTTTGCAACCTTTTCTTTTACAACTGCTCTTATAGCATCTGCCTTTGCTCTAAACTCCTCATCGTTGTTGTAGTAATTACGATAAGTAGCTACACAAACTCCGGCTCTATCACATGAATGCTGAATTGCCCCATATTCATCTTGCATAGCCTCTAATATCTTATTCTTATTCAATTGCGTAGTAACCGAGGCATTTGTGTTGCCCTTTACCTTATAGTATGTTTCTTCCTTTGGCATAGCGCAAATATAACCACTATTTGTTTCTTTTACACAAATACTAGCTTTCAACGCTTTCAAATTCGTTTTGAAAGTAATGAAAGTAATAATTAACCCCCCCTCTAACCCTCCATCATAGTAATAGTTCTATTGATAGTGGTAATTATATTTTTATTTAGTATATTTGCATTGCTCACAATAAAATACCTTTCTTACCATAAGACATTTAAAGAAAACTAGAAATGAGCTAACTAGTTCTTTAA